AGACAGGGACACCCACCACGCATAAAAATAACTTTTATAGGTCTATTCAATTAAACAAGCGTAGGCAGACCGGTAGATCCTCCAGACAAAACCATTTTCAATGGGACTGGAAAGATGTAGCTAAATTTAACCCTAATTATGAGAAGTTCATTAGAAAAGAGATGCTACGTATTGGCGAAGACTCTGATGAGTTTCAACTATCTTATAACTGCAAATGGCTATTAGAACGTGGAATGTTCGTTACTTCCTCTGTTATGGATGATCTTGGCGATACTTCTCAAGAAGTTGTAAAAAGCTGGCATAGATCTCCTGTAGTAGTTGGTATCGACCCGGCTAGAAAAATGGACTCTACAGTCGTTACAGTTGTTTGGGTTGACTGGGATCGTCCAGATGAGTTTGGCTACTACGATCATCGCATCTTAAACTGGATGGAAATCCAGGGAGATGACTGGGAAGAGCAGTATTTTCAAATAGTAAACTTTTTAGGTAATTATGACGTCATGGCTGTTGCGGTGGACTCTAACGGAGTAGGAGATGCCGTAGCTCAAAGACTAAAGATTTTGCTACCCAGGGCGCAAGTAATTTCTTCCCTTTCTAGCCCTACCGAGCAGTCAAAGCGTTGGAAGCACCTTCAAGCCCTAATTCAACGCCAGATGATATCTTGGCCAGCTCACGCCAAAACTAGAAGATTACGTATGTGGAAGCGTTTCTACCAACAAATGACCGATGCGGAAGTACAATATAAGGGTCCTAACTTCTTAGTGGCGGCTCCTGAAGAGGCGCATGCTCACGATGACTTTGTGGACGCATTGGCCCTAGCTTGTTCTTTAACTCAAGAGATGGTTATGCCTACCGTAGAGGTAAGTGCATCTCCTTTCTTTAAGTAAAGATTTTTGAGTTTAGGCAGAAAAGTTTAAGTATTAGTACCAAACTCTTACTTAAGGATCCTTAAACCTATAGGAGAAAATATAAATGGCAGAAAACATTGCGCCAGTTCCATCGTTCCCAGAGCGCGTGGGAACAGTCTATGAGCGTAAAATGTCAGCAGCACAGGCAGGACTTCGTGGTCCACTTCGTTTTGAAGAAGGCGTAGCTACTGATACAGACGTTCCAAATGACTTCCAGCTCGGTCTTAACCAAGGTTACGACACACCAGCTGGTCGCCCAAACCATAACGTTAATGTTATGGAAAAATACCCAGAAGAGACCATGCGAGCTCGCGCTCACGTTGGATCTGCTGCTTGGGTAGAGGCACCTACATATGTTGGGGAGTTCTCAAGCGGAACTTTCGGTGACTATGCAGAAATTAAGATCGAAGAAGTAATTCGCTCAGGATCACGCTATGGACGCATGAACCCTGCAGCTGTTACAGACTAAATAAGATATACTTTACAGGTACCCGGCTTCGTACTCTTTCTCCGAAGTCGGGCACCTGTAATTATTTAGGAGATAAATGGCTAAAGTAGCAGCGAATCAAAAGCTATGGAATAGCTTGATGCGACAAGCGAAAGCTAAGTATCCAACAAAACGTCCAGGTGCTGGCACTAACAGGGCAGCTAATAAATGGGCTAGTCAAGAGTACGCTAGACAAGGCGGCGATTGGGTAAGCTCTATACGAGAAGTAGATCCAAAATTACGAGATCCTAAAAAAGAATTAGAAGATAAGAAAAAAGCAAAAATTTCAAGGATTAAAAAAGAGAAAAAAGAGCGGAACATACTGTAATCAAATGAAAGGGCGACATAGATTTATGGAGAGTGACGGCAAGTGAGCATTGACTTTAGCCCACCTAGTTATAGGGCAGCCTCATCTGACTTAACGATTTCCATTTCACCACTAGGTCTTGTAGAACTTGCTGATGAAGAGTTTGAAGTACACGGCCCACGCTTAAATAGATACTCTCTTAACTGGGCAATGTACCTTGGGCACCATTGGGCTTACCGCCGTGAAATTGGCGAAGCACAAATGGTATTTAACTATTATAGAGCTTTTACAGATTACATAGTAAATTTTAGTTTTGGTCGCGGAGCCTCATTCCGTAGCCCTTACTCAACAGAAGCAATCATCCCCGATGTCTTAAAAAGAGTGTGGGAAACAGATAACGATAAGCATGGCGTTATGTGGGAAATGGGCCAACAAGGCGGAGTTTCTGGGGACTGTTTTGTAAAGGTCGCCTATGAAGAAGCTTTTACGGATAGTGTAGGCCGCAATCATCCAGGACGTGTGCGAATACTTCCGCTTAACTCCTCATTTTGTTTTCCAGAGTTTCACCCACACGATCGTTCACGTTTAATACGATTTAAGCTTAAGTATCGATTCTGGGGTACTTCCCTTGAAGGAACACGTCAGGTATACACATACACTGAAATCCTTACAGATGACCGTATTGAAGAATATATTAATGATGAGCTTATTGATTCACGACCAAACCCACTAGGAACTGTTCCGGTTATTCATATACCTAACGTACGTGTTTCTGGTTCTCCCTGGGGCCTTTCAGATGGCCACGACATTATTGTTTTAAACCGTAGCTACAACGAAATTGCTACTGATATCTCAGATATTGTTAACTACCATGCGGCACCCGTTACAGTTATCACCGGTGCTAAGGCCTCTTCCCTTGAAAAAGGTCCGAAGAAGGTCTGGGGCGGGCTACCAAAAGACGCTCAAGTATTTAACCTCGAAGGTGGCGGACAAGGTCTTGTAGGTGCTATGGAGTACCTAAAGATTATTAAGACATCCATGCACGAGATGATTGGTGTTCCTGAGTCTGCTCTTGGTCAAGTACAGCAAATTTCTAATACTTCCGGCGTTGCTTTGGCTATCCAGTATCAGCCACTTATGAACCGATACAACCAAAAGATTGTTCAATACAGCGAAGGTTTAAAAAGAATTAATGAGCTTATTCTTTTAACTCTTGCAGTTAAAGAACCAGAGATGTTTATGTATAATCCCGACTTTAACGGCCCAATTAAAGCGGATCAACTACAGGTATGCGACCCTAATGATCCACTAACGTATGAGACTACTGTGCACTTCCCACAGCCTCTCCCACTAGACAAGCTAATTCTTTTGAATGAAATTCAAACAAAAATGAGTATGAACTTAGAAAGCCGAGAAGGGGCATTACGTACCCTAGGCGAAGACTTCCCAGACGAGAAGCTAGAAGAAATCCGTTCAGAGCTTATAGAAGACGCCAAGGCCGATGGGGCCTTGAACCTCATCAAGTCACAGATCAACTCAGCTATTGCATCACTTACTGGAATACTACCTGAAGGACAGGGCGAATTAGCCCCTGGACAAGAGGCTGGAGCGGGCGTTGGGCCTGGACCTGCTGGTCAACCAGGAATAGTTACCCCATTTGAAGCTCAAACAATTGAGCAGATGCAAACAGACTTAGTAACAAAAGCATACGGTACTAAGCTCCCACAACGTCGAGGACCTAAAAGCGACTCGACATACGGAGAAGAATAAAGTTTAGGCTGACAAAACCTAAGAAATTTGTCAACCTACTCCAAACGATATCCGCAGGTCATCGTGGCACTTATTCGGACAACGACCTCTTAAACCTAAGGAATAAATATGTCAGAAACAACAAATATTGTTGATACACCGGCAGCCCAGGAAGCATTCTTCCAAGACGTGCCAGTAGCAACAGAAGCTTTAGTAACACCAATGCAATCTCAGACTCCTGATAAGTCCTACTCCGAAGAAGATCTTCGTCGGGTTAGAGAGCAGGAAAAGTCCAAACTCTATCCTCAGATAGATTCTTTGAAAGAAGAACTTAATATTCTGAAGAAGGAGCGCGAAGAGCGTCAAGCAGAAGCTGAAAAGCTTCGTGCAGAACAGGAAGCTGATACCCGTAAAAAGGCAGAGGCTGAGATGGATGTCCGTCAACTTTTGGAAACAAAAGAACAAGAATGGGCAAAAAGTCTTGAGCAGGAGCGCAATGAACGTGAAAGAGCTTTTAAACTTCTAGAACGCGAGCGCGAGTATACGGAACTCAATGAGTACCGCACTAGCCGCCTACGTCAAGAAGAAAATGAAATAATCCCGGAACTTCTCGACCTAATTGCTGGAAACAGTAAGGAAGAAATTGAGGAGAGCATCACGGGACTAAAGGATCGGTCATCCCGTATCCTTGAATCTGCACAGCAGGCTATGCAGTCTGCTCGTAAAGAAATGACAGGCAGCCGGGTAACCGCGCCGCCAACCGGACCCCTCGACACTAATTCGGATCAACAACAGTTCACAGCGGATCAAATTGCCGCTATGTCGGTTACTGAATACGCAAAATATCGCGGTAAGTTGTTAGGACAAGCAGCAACTGATCGTGGCAAGGGAATATTCGGGTAGTTCTAAAGACATTACCTACCAATTAATTAATTAATTAACTAAGGAGTAACACCGACATGGCATCAGCCGTAACTGGTACCGGCAATCTAGCCGCTGCCCCAACAGCGTATTCTGGCGCTAACAGCCAGCTTACACAAGCAATTCAGACCATCTGGTCAAAGGAAATTCTTTTCCAGTCAATGCCTATTCTTCGCTTCGAACAGTTCGCTGTTAAGAAGACAGAACTAGGAGTTGCACCAGGTCTTCAGATCAACTTTATGCGTTACAACAACCTCGGCTTTGCCGGTACGCTTGTTGAAGGCGTTCGTATGGAAACTAAGGCACTAACAGCTCAGCAATTCTCAATTACAGTTGCTGAACACGGTTATGCGATTGCTGTTTCTGAACTCCTACTTAACGCATCATTCGATGACGTAATGGCTTCAGCTTCACGTCTACTTGGCCGTAACATGGCCCTATACCTTGATGGTCAGGCTCGTGACACACTCATGGCCGCATCTTCAGTTATCTACGGCTATGACCGCACAGGTCTTACAGCTGCAAATGACTGGTACGGAACAGGTACCGCTGGTACAAACCGTGCATCTCTAACTGGCGCATTTGACCTCACTACAGGTGTTGTTAAGGACGCAGTAGAGACACTTGCAACAAAGAACATTCCTCGCCTAGGTGAGACATATGTTGCATTCATTCACCCACACCAGAGCCGCAAGCTTCGTGACAACCCAGAGTTTATCGAAGTAACAAAGTACGCAGCTCCAGGTAACTTCATGCTTGGTGAAATTGGTCGTCTATACGACACAGTATTTATCGAGACCACACAGATCCAGAAGGTAACAAACGGTGCAGGTTCAGGATACTCTGCTGACACCGCAGTTGCTGCTGGCAGCATTGCATACCCAACTGGTGGAGGTTACACTACACCAGTCACAAAGACCGGTAACGGTAATAAGGATCGCTACACAGCTATCTTTATTGGTGACAATGCATTTGGTCACGCAATCTCTCTACCAGTTGAGCTCCGCGATGGCGGTATCCTTGACTTCGGTCGTGAGCATGCACTTGCTTGGTACGCAATCTACGGTCTAGGTCTAATCACAGATCAGTCTGTAGTTCTAGCAGAAACCAACTAATTTAACCCGTTAGGGGGCGGGCCTTAAAATCCGCCCCCAACACAAACTTACAGGAGAATAATAATCGTGGCAAAAGCAAAAGTAACAGACGTCACAGGACGTCAACGCGAAGAGCTAATTAAGCAAAATGCTGAAGCTCTAGCAAAGAGATCAGAAGAGATGTCCATTGCAACTGCAATTGATGCAGTACGCATGGAGACAGAAGTTGTCGATTTGACAGTTCCGGGCGAACCTACTGTTATTGATGAAGTTGAAAATGTTGGGGTTACCTCAGCTGACGACTCAACAGTTATTCGAGTAGCGGAAGATTTGGACTTTGTAACTATCGGTGTGGGTAATCATTACTCTTTTAAATCCGGTCAGAAGTACAAAGTGTCTAAGGCAGTGGCCCAACACCTTCAGGAAAAAGGCTACCTTTACGACAGGCTCTAAGCCTCCACTAGGTTGCCCACTCTGACTAACGCCCTCCTGTCAGAGTGGGCTTCTTATTGTTTACCCTGACTAACATCTAAAATTATTGGATGATTAGATTTACAGATAAGTCGGAGGATTAGTGGCAACGCTTTCAGCTCTTTCAGATAGACTTCGTGCCGAAATCGGAGACATGGGTCGTTCTTTCGTAGAGACCTTTACAGGAGACGGTTCTAATAAACGTTTTCAACTTACCTACGCCCCAATAAAGGGGACAAATTTAACAATTAATGTTGGCAGCACTAGCGTAGCCTCTACCGCAATAATAGAAGAAGTTACCGGGATGATACAGCTAGCTGTTGCTCCATCAAATGGGGCAGTAATAACTGTTTCAGGAACTACATTTAAATACTTTACCGACACAGAAATTCAATATTACATAAATACTGCCTTTGTGGAGCATGCTCGAAGCACTACAGATTCAAATGGTAGTCGGGCTACATTACTCACACTTCCTGTTATTGATGAGTACCCTCTGGTACTATTAGCTGCCAGCATGGCTTTATACACTCTAGCTACTGACTCAGCTTTTGACATTGACATTATCTCCCCAGATGGCGTATCCATTCCACGATCTGAGCGCTTTAGGCAGCTAATGGAGATAGTAACTACTCGTAAAGAGCAATACAGAGAACTGTGTGTTTTGCTTGGCTTAGGTATGCACCGAATTGAAGTCTTTACGCTTCGCAAGATCAGCCGACGTACTAACCATTACGTACCTATTTATCGCCCACAAGAGATTGATGACCACTCTTTGCCACAAAGAGTTTACCTACCTATGCCAGACTATGGGGATATTACCCCCCCATCAACAATTCTTTCACGAGACATCTCAATGTACTCTGGAGATGACTTTTCTATGCGATACCAGTTTGGCTTTGATCTTACTGGCTTTACCCCTAAGGGACAGATTCGTCTGTATACCCAAGGAGGCTTCGCACAGATTGGCCCCATATTACTTGCAGACTTTGTTATTACAAAATACTCTGTAAACAACAACAGTGTCGTAGATGGGTTGATTATCACACTTCCCGCAGCTACTACTGCTAACCTACCAAAAACATCCTATTACGACATTCAAATGACTGATTCTTCTGGAAACATTAAAACGTATGCCAAAGGAAAGGTCTTTACAGAAAAACAGGTGACAACTTGACCCCACTTTGGCATGATCACCCTCCAGACATAATTGGCATTATAAATTCACCAGACATAGTACTTTCAGACCTTAGTATGGGCGTACCGCAACTGGGATTCGTTTATGCCCAAAATACCCCCTCCGATACTTGGACCATCTCTCACAATTTAACCTTTCACCCAAATGTTACCGTAGTAGACTCTGGGGGTAGTGTTGTTGAAGGAGAGATTTCTTATCCAACCCCTACTACAGTACTGCTAACGTTTAGGTCTGGCTTTAGCGGAAAAGCTTACCTATCATAAGGAGATAGTAAATGGCACGTAAATTTTTAACCCCAATTGATTTAGGCAAATTAGAATTACAAAATGCCCGTATTCAAAACTTAGCCACTGACCCGGCGAGCCCTGTAACAGGTCAGATTTACTACAACACTGCTTCTAATGAAATGCGTGTTTATAATGGCACGATCTGGGAAGCTGTTGGACTCAATGGCGTAACTGCAGATGCTGCAGAAATCAACATTCTTGACGGAGCAACGCTTACTACCACAGAGCTTAACTACGTTGACGGAGTTACCTCAGGTATTCAAGGTCAACTTGACCTAAAGGCCCCTCTTGCTAACCCGACCTTTACAGGTACGGTTTCGCTAGACTCCACAATCGTATTTGAAGGCTCTACAGCAGACGGTAACGAAACCACACTTACTGCAACTGACCCAACCGCTGACCGCGCAATCACTCTCCCCGATGCTAGCGGAACAGTAATCCTTACTACAAATAAGGTAACAGATTTAACAGCACCAACCAGCTCGTTCTCAATGAACAGCCAGCTAATCACAAACGTAGCAGACCCAGTAAGCGCACAGGATGCTGCAACTAAAAACTATGTAGACTCTGTTGCACAAGGCCTTGATGTCAAAGCCTCTGTTCGTGCAGCAACTACTGCCGCAGTAACTTTAGCTACAGACCTTGAGAATGGAGATACTCTTGATGGAGTAACTCTTGCTACTGGTGACCGCATTCTTGTTAAGCATCAGGCAGATGGTTCTGAAAACGGTATTTACGTAGTTAAGGCCTCTGGAGCTCCAGACCGTGCTTTGGACGCAAACTCTAATGCAGACGTTACTTCGGGAATGTTTACATTTGTAGAACAAGGAACTATAAACGGAAATAGCGGCTGGGTATTAACAACTGACAACCCTATTACACTAGGAACTACTGCCCTTACTTTTGCACAGTTCTCAGGTGCTGGAACATACACAGCCTCTAACGGCGTTCTTCTTACAGGAACTAACTTCACATTTGCCCCACTTTCCACAGGTGGTTTGCAGACAGCTGCGGGTGGCGGATCTATCAAGCTTGCTACCAACTCAGGTGCTGCTACAGATGCTAACGGCTTTGCAATTGGTGCTGGTAACGGTATCGTCGTTGGAACCAACACCATCTCTGTTGATGCAACAGTAGTAGCTAGAAAGTATTCAACAACACTCTCTACATCAGCTACCTCGTATACAGTAACTCACAACCTAGGAACACTAGACGTTCACGTTCAAGTTTATGAAGTGGCCACGGGAGAAGAAGTTATTGTAGATAACATACGTGCGTCAACATCCACTGTAACACTTGGTTTTGCGTCCGCACCGACATCTAATGCCTACAGAGTAGTGGTAATCGGATAATATAAATGAGTACAAAAGCACTAGTACCTCTAAACGTACTGGCTAAAAGCAGCGAGCCTGTTGGCCAACGGGCGGGTGACTTATACTTTGATACTACAACATTAAAATTAAGAATATACGATGGCACACTTTGGATTGACATTGTCGGTACTGGTGGCTCTGGTCAACTTAACGTAGATGGTGGAAGACCAGCCTCTTTCTACGGTGGAACTCCAAATGTAGACGGCGGAGTCTCATCATCCACATTTGCAGGGTCTTACACAGGGTCTTATGACGGAGGAGTTTCGTAATGGCAGTTAATATTCTACTACGCAGGGGAACTGCGGCTGAGTGGACCGCCTCAAACCCAATTCTTCTTGAAGGTGAAGTTGGTGTAGAGACTGACACTAAGAAACTTAAAGTTGGAGACGGACTTACAGTTTGGGCTTCGCTACCTTATATCACCCTAACTCCAGCAGCTGCAGCCAGCCTTTACGCACCAATTGCTTCCCCGACTTTTACTGGCACAGTATCTCTTGACACTGGTGCCAGCCTTGTATTTGAGGGCACAACTGCAAATGCTTTTGAGACTACCTTTGCAGTAGCAGACCCTACAGCAGACAGAACATTAACTCTTCCAGATTCAACAGGAACAATTGCTACTCAAGAATATGCAACAAATGCGATAGGAACACATAGCTCAGATACAACCTCTGTTCATGGAATAGCCGATACCGCCGATCTTGCAACAAAGTCATACGCAGACACGGCTGTAAGCACACATAGCTCAGACACAACGGCCGTACATGGGATTGCAGATACAGCAGAACTTGCAACTAAAGCATACGCTGATACAGCAGCCTCTAACGCAGTCTCTACGTCACTGGGTACTCACGAAGCAGATACATTAAATGTTCATGGAATTACAGACACTAGCCTTCTTGTAACAACTACTGGAACTCAGACCCTTACAAATAAAACAATTACCACTCCATCTGGACTAGTTAAATCAGATGTAGGCCTAGGCAGTGTAGATAATACAACAGATGCTAACAAGCCAATTTCCACAGCAACACAAACAGCACTTGATTTAAAACTTGCCTCTGCAACAGCGGCTTCTACATATGCACCCTTGGCTAACCCAACTTTCACAGGAACAGTCTCAGGCGTAACTAAATCTCACGTAGGGCTAGGTAACGTAGATAACACAGCAGACGCAAGTAAGCCGGTATCAACAGCGCAACAGACCGCTCTTGATTTAAAAGCCAACCTTTCAGGCCCTACATTTACAGGAACCGTTTCTGGCATTACCAAGTCTATGGTTGGTCTTGGAAACGTTGACGACACAGCAGATTCAGCAAAGCCGGTATCAACAGCGCAGGCTTCAGCAATTGCAACTGCTAAATCAGAAGCAATTGCAGACGCAACATCACAAGTAAATGCATTGCTTTCAGGAGCACCAGCAGCTTTAAACACACTTGACGAGCTTGCAGCAGCACTTGGTGACGATGCAAACTTTGCATCAACAGTAACAACTAATCTTGGATTAAAAGCCCCGCTTGCTTCTCCCACATTTACTGGCACTGTAACTCTTCCTGCTGCAGGAATTGTCTTTTCAGATGGAACACAGGCCCTTGAAGGCGTCCCATCACGTACCCCTATTATTCAAAAGACAGCCTCTTACACACTTTCAGCATTGACTGAAAGAGATGATTTAATTGAAATGGCTTCATCATCCGCCATGACGCTCACAATACCTTTAAACTCGGCAGTAGCCTTCCCAGTAGGAACATCAATTGATATTCTTCAAACTTCTACAGGGCAGGTAACAATCGCTGGAGCTGCTGGAGTAACAGTAAACGCAACACCAGGATTAAAACTGAGAACCCAATGGTCTTCATGCACCCTTTTCAAAAGAGCAGAAAATACCTGGGTTGTCTTCGGCGACTTGACAGCTTAAGAAAATATACAGGAGAATTAAATGGGTAAAAGAGTTGGAAAAAAGTCACAGGCTTCAAATGACTTTTTAGAGCCATTAGCTCCTACAGGCGTATCTGCTTCAAATGTTGGAACAGGCAGAGCGTACAATAACGGCGCAGCGGTTGTTTCATTCTCTTTACCTGCACTTTCTCCAGCAGCAACTTCATTTACAGTAACAGCAAGTTCAGGCCAGACAGCAAGCGGGTCATCATCTCCAATTACAGTTACTGGCATTCCTGTTAGTGCATCTGTAACATTTACAGTAACAGCTACAAATGCTGCAGGAACTTCTCCCGCCTCTACT